GAAAAAAATGTTGGTGGCAGGCTCGTAAAGACTTACACTGATGCTTTTATTCGTTGGGCAGCAAGAAGAAACTATACAACTAGCGAAACTATCTCAATGAATGTAAACAGCAGTCAATTATTGAACACGCAACAATATATCATTAGGCAATCAATGGATAATATGCAGAATCCTGATATCACATATATGGTATACAATCCTGATGATGATACCCAAAAATTAATCGTTACTTCAGTTGAAAAAGACTTTTTAAATCAAGCTTTTATGCTGATCACATTAAGCACAGGAACATTGTAAATTATTTCCATCCTTTGGGATGGTTTAGATAGACATTGCTAATGTTTGATGATGTGAAGTGGAATCTAATTCCATTTCACGATACATATTGTCACTAAATATAATTATGAACATTTTGTGACAAAACTAATTTAAACATAATTTATGCGTTTTAGGCGGCTTAAAAGTCGGAATATCAATTTTTTAAAAGCCGTTTTAAGCCCAAAACTGAAAAATTACCGCAGCCAAAATGAGGAAAGTTTGAGTGTGCAAGATAGGCTGAAAAGTGGGATTCCCACATGGGTAATGTTCAAAAACCTTGATGTAAAGGGATTTTTGAGACGTTTCCCCCACTATTTCAGAAAAAAATGAGTGTTCACTCCGTATGCCGAGCCGCACATCCGCATACTTCCACCGTACCAAAACGATTTTTTAGCGTTGTGAAAATAATTAGTATTTCTATTAAATTTTTAAAAAGGTGTTTTCAATGGAATTGTATGAAAATGAAGGTCATTACTATTTACGAGGACAATTAAAAAGTAACACTTTATCACACAAAATGCAAGGTATTGGCGGCTCTTTTGTTGAACAGATCAACCCTGAAGCCTTGCAGCAAGTGCCTGAAAGTGTCCCCCTCCTATATGAACATGATCAATCTAAGGTCATGGGAAAAGCTAAGACAGAATATAGAAATGGAAATCTAAATTTCACAGTTGAGTTGAGCAAAAGTGACTATGAATCCTTGCAGCAAAATAATAAAAAGTTTGGCTTTTCGTTTGGCTTTAAACCGCTGAAAGATATTTGGGACAGGTCAAAAGCAATTGCCAAAAGGTCACTTGAGAAAATCAAACTGATTGAGATTAGTTTGACTGCAAACCCTGCTTATGAATTTAGGTCATTGGATAATGCAAATAACTTAATTATAAAGGATGATTCAACAATGGATACACAGCAACCACAAAATAACGAAAATAAAGATGAATTGATTACGGCAATCAACACATTGAATGACAGTGTGAAGTCTCTCACAGCCGCTATTCAGTCGCAACAAGATAACAAAGATAATTCTACTAAGGATGAACAAAAAGCTGAACCTGAAGCACCTGAACAACCAAAAGATGAAGATAAGGCTGCTGAAGATCAGGAAAAAGAAAAACGCTCATTATCATTCAGTGATTTTCTGAAAGCCATTCGATAATCAAATAAGTAAAATTAAAGACACCATTTTAGGTGTCTTTTTCAATGTCCTCAAAGACTTTTTTATATGGGACAGTTTCGCCATTCTCAAGTTCTTTTCTAGCTTGCTCAATAGCTTTTTTATCTTTGTCTGTTGTTGGTTCATCGTCAATAGGAATTATATTTTTTCTTTTTTTATTCATTATTATCTCCTTAACTGTTACTTTTTGGTTTACATATTATTATAATATGCTATAAAGATGATGATATTTAAAACGGAAATTTTATTTAGATTCTTCTTTCATAAGAAGTTCAATTTCACCTTTATCTTTTGTATCGACTATATATCCTAATGAACCATTGAATTTATCTGTAAGGAAATAACCATTTAAAGTATCATATATTTTTCCATACTCTTTACTGCATCTATTACAATTTTCATTGTCGAATATTACAATAACTTTCCCAAAGGCTCGATTCAGTTCAGCCTTTTCTTTTTTTTCTATACGGTCTTTTAATGCTCTTTTATGTCTATTTGCCGCATTTCTATTAACATCTTTTGCATACATATTAGCTATTTTGCTGAAATCAATATCCAACTTTTTACTAATTTGCAGGTTATTTGTTGATAGATACAGTTGAAAAACATCTATATATTTAAAAGCACCAAATTCCCTACTCAACCATGATTTTTTTTGCTGTTGATAATTAATCACTTTTTGCCAACTTGGATGAATCCAAATATCTCTATCATCTTCAATCCCATTTTTTTCTTTCAAATTTGCGTCTACCTGTTTAATATGCTTAACTTTGCTTACATCATCAATCAACTCTGTTTTATACTTTGTTTTCCCGTTATTTTCACTATGATATTTATACATAATAATGCCATCATTTTTTCTAATAATATCTCTAACTATAAGATCTGATATAATACCATTGCTGACTTTCCCATCTTTTTTCTTGTCTTTAAATTTATTTATGAGTGTGCCAACGGTACTTAAGATATAGTTATCTACTTCATCATGAACATTGACACCATTAATTACTTGTTCAGGTGTAAATCCCAAGGAATCATCTTGTTCAATTATCCTTTTCCCATAAATTAGTTTATGAAAACCAAGCCTATTGATTAATTCAGGATAAGTCAAATAATCTTCATTACCTTTTGTGTGGTTCAGATAAGCCAAAAGTATGTTTCTTAGCGCAATTTTAACATCTGATACAGGTCTGCCCGAATGTCCTTTTCTTTTATCAAGTCTTGGTAGGGGATTATTACGCTTATTTTCACAGACAATAACTTTTTTCTTGCCTCTGCCAGTATAGTAAACATTACTATAAAATCGTTCAAATTCACTTTTTAAAGTATCAGGGTAATAACTATTTTTCAAAATTCCATACTTTTCAATTTGGTGCTTCATTGCAGAAAAATCAAAATCAGAATCAATTATTTCTACAAACTCAATTGCATCTTTTAATGGCTTTCTTATTGAATCCAAGTTTATTCTATCTCCTTCAAAAAAGAACAATCTTTTGTTCCCTTATACGTATTTAGTGGGTAATACGTATAAGGGATAAATACTTTGTTCGTTTTTCATTTTTTCTAAGTGTATAAAAATATGAGGTCTTTTCCCTCACATCTATTGTCACGCAGAAAAATTTGCTTTGCATGAAATTTTCAATGCATATTATGCATGATAGACCTGATAAATGATAACATTAGGATCATTAATTTTTCATATGTGTAAATTTATTGTGCTATCAGCGCATCACACTCCTGAATAAATGTGTCATGATATATTTCTTTAATAACATTAGTGAAGTAGGCTGCAAAGTTGCGGATTTTTTTAATCTTCATCTGCCCTACTGCCTGTTTTAGTGCGTGAATCGCTCCATCTGCCATATGTTCAGGTTCTATGTTTATTTTCCATGCTTGATGCTTGCAAATGTGCCACAATTCATTAATTTGCTTCAGATTCACACCAAAATAGCAGCTATAAAGATGTGCAAAGTCATGATCAATATTGTTAGGCAACAAGTCGAGTGTCTCACGATTATTTAAAGGATTATTTGATGATTTTTCAGGTAATGAATAGGTAGATTCTGAAAAACTATCATTTTTGGCTGATGTAGAGCCATTTTTAATAGTTTCTACTCGGTCATGTGCTTGGTCATTCACTTGGACATTGATATTTAATAGTAATTTCCATTGCTTAAAATATAGATGCTGCACAAAGAAATAGACAGGTTTTCCGCACATATTAAAGTGTCCTTTTCTCCGATAAGTGATATAGATAATGCCTGCATTGGCTAAGTCTTTCATGATACGTCTAATTGTGCGCTCTGATATGCCGTTTTCAGCAAGGTAGGTCTGTGAAGCATAGCAATAGCCTTTATCAGCAGCAAGGAAACACAGGCTGTCTATGGCGGCTCTAGTGGCTTGTTTTAAGCGGTAATACTTATCTTGATAATATTCAATAATGGAATTGAGAAGATCATTTTTAATAGATTTTGTGTCATGTAGCGGCTCAACAGATTGCATTTGTTTGAAGGTGGAATGTTCGATTATCGTTCGTTTTTTCATGTTCATGCGCTCCAATTTTATGATTTATTGGCGCACTTGAATAAGCCTATACATTGACGATTTTTTTTACGAATGTTAGACTGTGGTTATTGGAAAAATAACCGTATTATTCAAGTGCTGAAGTCACCTACTCCAATAGGTGGCTTTTGTTTTATGCAGCTTTTTTGATACGTGCTGCCATACCTGCAAACAGTGGAAAATTGGTTATTGAATCCTTTGCAGATAAAGCTTGTTGAACACTTATAGGCATGTATTCATTGCCGTTTTCAATCTCTATCAGATAGCTGTCGTTAAGCTGAATTTCAGCGGCTTCAGTGGCTAATAAAACTATGTTATTTTCTATAATGAGTGTGCCAAAAGTCCAATGATCAAGAAAAGAATCAAGTTGATGAATGCTTTTCTGCATGGATTCATGAAGATCAAGCATGTTGATTCACCTTCTTTATGATGTTGAGAAATGGTGTAACATCAAGGTTTTCTAACAGATGAATAAGCTGTTTATCTGCTGCAATTTGCTGTTTAGTCATTTTTCTAACCTTCTTTTAGATTCTAGTTTTTCAATGTTTTTCAGCGGTGAAAATCTAGCGTGCTGCTTGGCTATTTCCTCGTATGTGTTGTTCACATATTTTCTTGTGGTATTAATATTTTTGTGATCTACTATCTTTTGAAGGCTGAACAAGTCGCCATTTTTCGCATATTGGGTTATAAAATAGTGTCGGAACATATGCGGTGTGCAGCGTTCTAAACCTGCTTTCTCTTTGAAAAATCTAAGCCTATGTCTGAAGGCATTAGGCTGATACCGCTTGCCTGATACAGTTAAAAATACATATTGTGGATTGCCGAAATAGCGTTTATTTTCCTCAATTAATTCCTTCAAATCTCGTAAAATTGAATCATCAAGTGGAACTTCACGACCGTGACGACTTTTTACGTTTTCAGGGGACAAATAGACGCTTTTACGATCAAAGAGAACATCTTCAGGCTGAATGTGGCAAGTTTCATTTATTCGTGCGCCACAATCGCACAAAAAACGAATGAGGACATAGTCCCGCCAATCATCATATAGGCGCAAATTGTAGCAATTAAGCAGCTTAACAATTTCTTCATCTGAAAATGTGCGCTTTTTGTCGTCATCAAACTTCAATTGATGGATGTTTTTCCCAATATCTTCAGCAATCATTTTTTCTTGATTCCAATAATGGCACATTGCTTTTAGTGTGCGAATGCGGATATTAATAGTGACAGGGGATAAGCCAACACTATGATTTTTGCGGTCATAGTCGCTTTCATACTGAACTTTTTCAAACCGTTGATAATTGATGTAATCACGGATGATGTCAGCGGTTAATTCAGTGACATAATGAATTTTATAGTGGCGATAGTCGAGGAAGTGCTTAAAGTATTTCCAGTGAGTGCGATAATCTGCAATTGTGCGCTCTCTTACACCTTCAGCAGACTTACCATGAATAAAGGATTCTAATGCTTCATCAAGAGTGTAAGTGTTTTTGTCTTTATATCCTGCTCGCTCAATAACTTTTCTTGGCATAAAGAAAACCCCCTTTGCTGATTCATTAATCAGAAAGAAGGTTTTCACTGGAGATTGATATATGATTATTCGTTGCATTTTACTGATAAATAATTCTTTGAATTTCTTCAAAAACCTTATTGTATCAGCGGTATGTCCCAGAAGGGATTCGAACCCATGACCCACGGCTTAGAAGGCCTGAAAAAATCTAAACCGCTGCATAGGCTGCAATAATCATAGTTTCAATTCACGTGATAACTTTTCTTAACTGATTAAACGAATCATAATCTTTTTTACAAAGAAAAGTATAGTCCTCTCATTTTAAATAATCAACAATTTCATAAAATAATTATAAAAAAATATCAAATATTCTGCATTAATATCAGACATTTCAGATAACTAGTGATACTATATAGGTGTGGAAGAAATTCAATCACCTTCCACTATTTTAAAGCTTATTTTCACCTTGTTTTTTAGTGTAACCTTTCTCCCTGTCCTTCCCGCTATCTTAGGACAGGGATACATAACATTAAGGAAGTATTAATCATGAATCAAAAATTAATAGATGAAATTAAAAAAATAATTAAAAAAGTTAATTATATGATGTCCTCTTTTTCAGAGGAATATAGAACAAAAGTGATTATCTTCATGACACTGAATCAGAATCCATATGTACCTATTGCTTTTCTAACAGACTTAATTAATGAAGCATTGAAACAGGAAGATATGCAACCTGTGAAATATGCTAAGGTCAACTACCTAAGCCGTCAAAGAGGGCGGAAATAATGGGATTTCTCAATTGGAATAGTATCAGAAACAATAATAAAAAAATTAGTGGCATAGTTGTTGGTCAGCGTTATCATAGCTTCACAATTGATGAAGAGAATGCCTTGAAAATTCCGCTGCTCTCAAAAGGCATTAATCTAATTAAAAACGATATTGCAGGTATTCCCTTGCTCAAAAATGATGAACCGTTGAAGCCTAGTGCGCTGCATGTGCCTGAATTTCAATCAGATGAAGAGTGGCTTCAGGATCTTATTCAACAATTACTGCTCTATGGCAGAGCCTATCTCTATAACAGCGGCACAGTTTGGCAAGTATTAGAATCCAATAGAATGACAGAAAATGGAATTAGTGAAGATTCTCTTACAGTAGATCATTACCAATATATTTATAGTGGACTATCAGGGCAGGCTGAAATTACACCTGATAAACTAATCTGTTTCCATTTTGGAAATGGTGTTCTGTCACATGATGAATTGTTACAGGCAGCATTACAGATGCAGCATTTTGAAAAAATATCATTACTTCAGGCTCAAAAACCAAATGGTATTTTAACAACTACTGGGAAGTTAATGAAAGATAGTGCTGAAAAAATTCGCAGTCAGTGGGAAGCACTTACTAAGGGCAATAAATTGGCTGTCTTGGAAAATGGACTGGAATTTAAACAGTTATCTGTAAATCCTGATCAAATGGCAATGCCTGAAATGAGTAAAATTCTAAATATTTCCATTGCTGATGCGCTCAACCTTCAGCCTGAAATGATCATAAGCAGCAGCAATAAATATGATTCACTTGCAGTCCGCAACGAACAATACATGGATAAAACTTTGCAGCCTATTATTAATTGTTTGGAAAATGGATTGCAGGAAATTGTCCCTAATATTCAATTTGATGTTACACAATTTGAGAATAAACTTGATCAAGAATCCAAAATGAATTTAATCAAAGAAATGCTTGATTACAGTTTAGTTGATTCAAATGAAGCTAGGCAAATGCTAGGTATGAAACCTAATGGAAACCCACAAAAACAATACTCAACAGGTAAAGCCTATTTGAACGCAGATGGCAGCTTATTCCAGCCGAATCTGCCACAGGAAAATAAAAATGATGATCAGGCATCCGCTTGATATTTAATATCAGAATAATATGAAAAAGGAAGTTTTTTTAAATGGTAAAACTTGCAGAAAATCATGAAAATAAATTACAGAATGTTTTGAACAATAGTATTGAATTACGCTCAATGAATGCCTTTACGGACACAAATAATGTCCCAGTTATTCCGCAGCAAGTCAGTGATAAAATTTTTGAAATTGTATCTGAAATTGCGCCACTCTATGCACAGTCACAAAAATTTGAAGGTGTCGGCACTATTTCCGTTCCAGTTGAAAAAGCAGAGCCTGAAGATGCTGAACTTCTCGCTGAAGGTATTGCAAGCGTACCAGTTGACCATGAAATTGATACGGTTGAACTAAAGCCTAAAAGATTGACTGCTTCATTGTCCGCAACGAATCAATTGATTAACGGAAGTACAGCAGGACTTGAGACATATTTTTCCAATTATCTAGGTCGTAGGATCGGCAACAAACTTGATAACGTTATTCTGAATGGTCAGAGCAATAGTGACAAGACACCAGTTGACATGTTGGGTGTATATAAATTCGTTGACGGATCAGCAAGTGTACAGACTGCTGAAGCTGCACAATTGGCAGATGCGGTTATCACAGAGTACGCAAGCCTTAAGCAAGAATATATTAATGGCGCAATGTGGGTTATGACACGTGACATGTTCGATAAGCTGTTACATTTGAAAAATACTCAAGGCGACTATTATCTTGTTCAATGGTCACAGGCACAGGGATATGTATTGCTTGGTCTAACTATTCAGATCAGTGAACACGCTAAGGCTGATAGTGTACTGTTGATTAATCCTGCTGCTGCACTCGCTTCATTCACTAGCAAAGATATTAACATTGCCAGTGTAAACAACGATTCTCAAACGCTGCTGTCTGATACAACGCTATTTGTGGCGTGTGCTCATGTGCACGTTGCACCAGTATCATTAGAACCGATTTGCCTATTAAACATTACAGAAGCGTGATAAATTATGGCTGATGTAATGAGTACACCTGTTACAGATTTATCAGTAGACTTGGTAAAAACTTACCTGCGAGTGGATTATACAGACGATGATGTACTAATCCAAAATATGCTTGATGCTGCAAGGTCAATGATACAAACCTATTTGAATAGATCATTCAATGACTTTGAGACTTTGCCAAGTGAATTTACAATTGCTGCATTGTCATTATGTGGGGAATGGTATTCACACAGGCAGATTTCAGATGAAAAGCAGCAGGAATTGCCGCTTATGTATCAATCTATATTATGTCCATATCGTGAGTGGGCAATGGGTGATTTAGATGGCGAAAATTGATTTAAAATTGTTTAGAATCAGGTTGAAATTCATTCAAGTCACCGAAAAAAATGTTGGTGGCAGGCTCGTAAAGACTTACACTGATGCTTTTATTCGTTGGGCAGCAAGAAGAAACTATACAACTAGCGAAACTATCTCAATGAATGTAAACAGCAGTCAATTATTGAACA